CCATCGCGGAGCTAGCACAGGAAACAGGTCAAACCCTTTTTCGCTTAAAAATGTATCTTCAGCATCAGCCGAACTAATCAGCCCGTTCGCCGCGTACATCCCTGCTTCGTAATAACAGGAATAAAAACGCTTGTACTTCGACTCTAACTTCTGCGGGCTCCACTCAGTATTCGGCCCAATAAACGAGACCACCGATATGGCTTCCTCATAACGCCCATTATCCCATGCATCCCGCACTTGCCGGCTAAAGTTGTCCCACTTCCGGGATTCCGACGCCGTCTTATCTCCGAACGCCATTACTAATTGTCGCACCGTCATTTGAAACTCCCGCACACAGACATTCGGCAGCCCCCGGTGATCGCACGCTAACCAGTAGGAACCGACAGGAAAACTGTAAAACCGGATCAGGTCGTCGGGGTCATCGACCATCATGCACGCTCCCGTTCCAAAGAGACCGCAGTCTCCGTAGAGAGTCGGCAAAACGTTATATAAATTGCTTCGGAGATCTATCGTCGTCATCCGCTTATTGACGGTATGGAGCCACTCCTTCACTGGTCCATATTCCGCCAGATCCGGGTCCGGCGTCGTCAGCCTCCGCCAAGGACGAGCCGGGCTGGTGATGCCCGCCATCATCCCTGATCGCAGGGTCCGCAAGGCTAAGACTCCATGCGAATTGATAATTTTCTGATTTCGCTTTTCGCCTCGGTTCCGGTCTTGGTCAAAAAACCGTATTCGCCGAGGGGCAAAATGCTCCCCCAGCTCGCGCCAATGGGAATCAAACGACAACCGTTCGTTTTTTAAATAGGCAACTTCTTTACCAATCCTCTGCCGCTTTGTTTCCACCCTCTTAGCCTCCCAATAAGGTTTTCGGGGCGGGTGCCGAGCCATACGATTTCCCGCTTGCGTTCATGCCCCCAATTTCGTTTGGCTGCATGCTAGGGGTTGCTCCTCCCAACCTGTTGCCAGTTAAAATGGTTCCTTCACGGCCTTCTACGCCTGCCACCTTTCGCTGCTGTGTCTGGCGTCTCTTGCGAGCTAGCTGCGCCGACTTATAAGCTTCCTTTTCTGCTTCGGGCGCCGATTCTGGTGGCGCCGGCATATCAGGTATATCGCTGTCATCTTTGTTAGTCGCCTGATAGATTGTGTGCGCCGTCGAGCTAGCTGCCCCTGCTAAGCCTGCCACAAGCATCCCGATTTCAAATCCTGTGCAACTGCATAGCCTCCGCTCAGAGATGTTTTCCAAAAACCACCTGTCGTGGTGCATAGCCTAGCCTCCTAAAATCTTGGATCTCCCCCGGCGCCTTCGGGTTGAGAATCGTGGTGAACGTGATCCGCTCCGCCCCCTTGCACTTTGCCCACTGTTCAAACAGCCGCAGGAGCAGTAACGGCTTGAGGCCGCGCCGGGACGCCTTCTTGACGAACCAGCCTAAATCAGCCGCCACCCACTCGCCGTCGTAAAAATCCTGATACAAAAATCCTCCCAAGGCCCCGACCAGGTCGTCCCCTTCAAATAAGCCAAACACGATGCCGACCCCGGAGGCATACAGCCTCGCCCACTTAGCCTCTAGTTGTTCCGTGTTGCAGCTGGTTCGCCAGCCGTAGAACTCTTCAAGAAACTCCGGCGCCAATGCCGCTAGTCGTGAAAGATCCCCGACCTCGAGCGCTCGAACCGTCTGCACCGCCGACTCGGTCGTCATGCACTCCCCACTGTTTCCTCGTCCCGCTCCATTAACGCCTTCCCCGACTGCCGATCTACCCAGGGCAGCCCCGTCGCCAACGCCACCGGCTGTGCGAAGGTCAGGCAAAACGCATCCCAGAGATCAGGCGACTCGCCATGTAACTTACTGGTGACTTGTTCCTTTTCTTCGAGTTGGAATTGCCCGTTACGGAACCAGTAATTCGAGACGGTCGCTTCCCTCACCAGCTCCGGCATAACCGGCAGCACTCCGCCAGCTTTGACCCATTCAGCCGCGAGAAAGTGCATTTCTGCACGTCGGTTTTTATATCGCGCATCGATCGCCCTCGCTCCAAAATTCACTGGCTGAATCGGATACCCGCTTGATTGAAGTGCATCCACGACACCAGCACCCCACCCGCCTGTGTCGTCAATGAAAACGGCGTCTGGTTTCCATGTTTCAATCGCTTGGGCGATGCGGCCTGCAAAGGTCGCCGTCCAATCTCGCTCGGAGCGATCAGGCCGCATCACTACGGGGTTATACGCAGAGTGCCCCTGCCGGGGGAAAATGACAGACCGCGCTCCGCCAAATCGTCCACAATCTACCCCAAGAATTTTCGGCGCGATATTAGAGTTGGTATCTTGGGGTTTACGCTGCATAGCCTCGCTAATATGATCCGGTCCAAGCAGCCCTTGGAGACTGGATGGTGGAAATTTTCCAAACACGTTGACCAGCACCCACGGATTGTCCCGGCCGTATTTTTCAATGTGTTGTTTTGCCCACTCCACAGACACCCGAGTTGTACGATTCGGATCGTCCGGGTCTGCCGTGATTTCGGTAACGCGCCAGAGATGACGCTCCGAGGTACACGCCCGGTAGAGCGGCCCTTCCAGTTGGGTTGGGTTTCCGGCCATGACGATCTTCGATTCTTTGCCCGTTGCCAGCGCCGCATCGGCTGCTACCATCACGGAATCCGGAATCCCCCCGGCCTCATCGAGTAAAAACAGTAAGTACTCGGCACGTATCCCCGCTAGGGTATCGGCTTGCCGCTGAGGATCTGCAGATTTTGCCCATTGCCGTGCGGACATCCACCAAGTTTCGGGGAACTCTCGGCACACAATCCGAGTTTTTTGCCACTCAAACCCGAGTTTCAAATATTCGGATTTGCTTTGCCATTTTGCCATTTCCGGCCAGAGGTTATCGAAGAGGTTGTCGCCAGAAATACTGGTCGCAGCCACCTTGCACCAGGGTCGCGTTGCCAAAAAATTCCACGCGAGCCACGCAAGCACGGCTGTTTTCCCTGGGCCTTTACAGGATTTGAACGCCATACGCTGGCTCTTCGGAAATGCCGTTAGCGCTTCGGCTTGCCACGCATCCGGCTGTACGTTAAATTGGTCCCGAACAAAAAACACCGGGTCCGCCCGCCACTGGTCAACCTTCGCTCGCGCCACTAGGTTGCGATTCTCAATCATGCGGTGTCGTTCCCTGATGATGTTGAATCTGCTGGGATATGTGACATCAAGACGAGATCGGCCATGCTGACCACGGTGTTCACCGTTTCTTGCCGTTCCACATACCCACGGCTCCGGCCCTGGGTTTTTAAGCAAAACGCAATGGCCCACGACTGACCCTTATGAATCGCTTCAATCAGCTTCAGCTCAGCCGAATCCACCATCAACTCGCGCTCACCGGCCACGACTTCGTTGATAGCAGGGTGCCGCTGGATGGCGTTGTAAATCGTCTTTCTGTCACAGCCCAGGACCCGGGCGGCTACCGCAATCATCCCCCGCGAAGTCTTCAGCGCCTCGATAATCTTTTCTGCTGTGTACTTTTCGTTGGAGTGCCGTGTCTTATTTAACACAGCTTCATCAGGGAGGGTCTGTGGAGTATGTAGATTTTCTTGCATATGTCACATTAAGGTAACATTACATGTTACCTTAATGCAAGAGGAGAATACCGCAGGGTGCCAATGAGGCAAAACCTACCCATAGACCGGGTTTTAGGTCAGCACGGTCATTATGAGTGAGGATTGGCCAGCCTTCGTCCTCGCGCAGCTCGCGTACACGCCTGGCCCACTCCACGCGGTCACCGGCAGCATCGCGAAGCTGTGCAGAGGTTACTATCTTCCCGATATGAGCAAGGAGGTAATCTTTTTTGAGTGCCTTGGCGCCCGGCTTAGGCACTCTTCTTGACCTTGGCGGGATGTCCGAGGAGCGCGAGATGCTGCTTTAATTGTCGCCCCACAAATTCCGCGTAGGCGGGGGGAATGGATTCGTTAATTTCGCCCTTCGTCATCCAATCAATACCCATAGCATCACGGGCAGCGGCAAGCGTGCAGTTGCCTCCGCCTGAGACCTGAACAAAGTTCTTCCATTCATTGGTTTTCCCGAAGTGTGATTTACGTTTGTCGAAGGTATGAACCTTGGGATGCTTCTTGTGGTCAGGCTGCACGATTTCAAAATTGGCCTCAAATAGACGGTGGCGGATTACGCGAAGTCCAGAGAACATCGTTCCGCACAGCACCACAGGATTCAATAACGGGGCTCCTTCTACATTCTCTATGACATATGGAAGACCGGACCGACGGAGTACCTCTCGGATTGGCTCAATCAGACGCGGCCACTTATCCCCATTTCCATTTCTCTTGGCCAGATCGGAATAGGACTGGCACGGCGGGGAAGCATGAATTGCATCGAACAGAGCAATGAATTTCGGATCGAGCGTCAAGGCATCAGCTTGAATGAAGGGGAGCGGGTAATTCGGCTGCGGGTTAATATCAACCCCCACGACCTCAAACCCGGCTTTGTTGTAACCGACGCCAGCCCCTCCGGCGCAGCAAAACAGATCGAGAAGGCGGGGCTTATGCTTTTCTGAACGTCTCATGGGCATTTACATAAAGCAGGTTAATTGAGTCTGTCAACAGCATATAGAACCAACACGAATAAATATCACAACCAATGGTACCGCTTGGCAGTTTGCCCGGGGAGGATTGATGTGCCAAGTTTAATCACGATTGCAGGCCGCGACCAGGTCGAACCACTTGTAGGCTTCGACGTCGGACTGGGTCACACCCATGCCGTGCATGTACTGCACAACGTGCTGCAACGCATCAGCGAGAAGTGGTGGCTGAGCTGATGACACCTCGGCAGGTAGCCAAGGCGTAAGAACTTGTTCGCCAATGACATCAATATGGAGTAGGCTGGTGGGGTGAATTTCTGGTTGCCAACTGACGTAGAGTTATCCAGATTGCTTCAACGGGGTGATAATTTAACAAAGATGACAGGCTACGAGCTAAACAAGCGTTTATCAGGCAATGAATCAATCAAAATTCCAAACTATGGGTGGCAGTTGGGGAGGTGGTTCAACCGCTGTCAGACCATCGGGACACTGTCCCGAATCGTCCTGGGACTGTCCTGGAAAGGAAAGTGGGACGGACACTTTCCTATATACGGCAACCCTTCTTTCACTTGTACCGCTACTCTGACTCTTCCACTCCTGTACCTAGACCCGTACCACCCCAGGCTGTGCATTTCAGCTTGCATTATGAAGGGTTGCACACCTTCCTTGGCAGAATTCAATATTGCGAAATAAGCGAGATAAGCGAAAGAAGTCCCTCTTTGTTCGCTTAATTCGCTTTTTTCGCAGGAAGATCATCGGCATCCCCCAGCCTGCTCGCCAGGCTGCTGAAACCCAAACGCCGTCGCTAGAGCATGATCCGTCAAGAGCCGGATGCACTCCGGCCTCGGGCTCGACTCGTAGTATTGCGCCGTGTAGGGACTCCGGGCCGTCCCCGACCAGACCACCTCGCCGGTCTCGATGCTGGTCGCCCAGAGCTCATCGCGCCTCCTTTTGCCAATACGCTAGGAGCGGATCCTCTTCGATGACAAGTCCCCTGAGCAACTTGCTCCGCGCTGGGTGTCGCAACGACCGAAGTCCCCGTGCTTCCTTGAATCGAATACACGTTGGCGACACCCCGAACTCGTCTCCGATCTCGCGCAGGGTCCGCTCCTGTCCATCGACTAAGCCGAAGCGCATCTCGAGTACCCGGCGATCCACCGGCCGCACCGTCTGGAGCGCCTGGTTCACACGATCCTCGCACTCGAGCTGTCGCATTTGTTGATTAAAGTTCTGCGCCGTGAGCTGCAACCATTCCGGCAACTCCCCTTGGCTGATCTCAAAATCCTTCGGTCGATCCAGCCAATCCTGCGAGATCGGTGGAAAGACGTCCTCCCACAGCAGCCCGAACTTCGCCAGTTTCCTGTCCAGCCGGCGCACCGTCGCGTGACGCATCCGCTTCCGGTTCATTGTTTTTTTGAGATTCAGCAGTTGCCCAAAGTA